AATGAGATAAATTCACCAAGAACTTTTTTATTAAGTTTCTTGGTCTTTAAGGATTTTACAAATGCTCTTTTAATTTGGGATTTGGTTGCATCATCATCAACATCAAATTCAGAATCCTGAGAGAGTGTATTAGATGACATTCCAAAGTAAGCATCATACCCAGAGTTTTTAATAACAAAACTCTTATTCTTCCTCCAATCACTTAGTATTGTATCATATTCTTTACTATTCGTGTATCCATAATGAGCAGCTTGGTAATAAAGTTTTATAAAACTCTTAGCATCCCTAGATTGAAGAACACGAATACCAATAAAATTAGTTGTTGGAAATCTATCTTTTAAATTTTTGATAAGAGATTCAGTAAACTCATTATACTGATAACCCATTTTATAGTTCTTACCTAACTCACGATCTCTAAGGAAAAATCTATCTCCTGAAGATCCCCTTTTTCCCATATAAGGTTTATCTTCCCAGTGACGTTGTACTTCTTTATGATGAGGAAGTTGATGTGCTTCACCATCAGTTAATATAATACATTGAGTTTTTTCTACTCCATTATCCTTTTGAAATTTAGGTAGAATTTGATGAAGAGAAACAATAGCTTCATTTAAAGGAGTTCCTGAAAGAATCAAACGAGGAGGATAATGATAATAACTTTGTCTAACAAAAGTATCAGAAACTCTCCAAATATTTTTCATCTGCTCCTCTAATTTTTTACCATTCACCTTACTAGTGAAAAGATTCATTAAAGTAAAATCGTCCTCAACTACAAGATCTAAATCTTTAGCTTCACAATGAGAAGGTAACTCTACATCTTCATATCTCCTACGATGCCATTCACATGTAAAAGCATAAACTTCAAAAGGAATTTGCACTTTTCTACAAAACCACAGCAAATTATAAAGTTGCTTAAGAGTATCCTTAAGAACATATTGCATCGAACCAGACCAATCTAATATAAAGACTAATCCATGATTTTTGCCGTCAGGTAAAACAGTTACCTTCTTAAAAAGATCTTCATTGTATTTGTAAGTATGGAGTTGTGATGTATCAAGAATACCGGTTTTACTTGTAGCAGCACGAGCATAACTTGTAGCTGCTTTACGACACTCAAACTCTTTAACCAAATAACTAACTTCTTTTTGTGCTTCTTTCTTAAATGTTTTATACTCTGAATCAACTATATCAAAAAGAATAGGAGGATTCGCCCATTCAGATTCTTTACACATATTTTTAAATGATACTTCACTCACATCCCAATGATCTTGAATATAACTATGAACTTTTTCATTAGAAGCAATTATAGTATCCAGATTGACTTTGGGAACTTCTACATATACATTTTCTATTCCATTTTTATTAACAAGATCCTTTAATTTGGTTTTTAATGATTCAATAGTTTTAACTTGTGGTTCTACAGTAGCATCAGAAGCAACGCTCCCAGTAATATCATCATCACAAACACTCCTATCTTCCACAGCATCACTGCCATCAGTGTCAGGAACGGGAAGCTCACTATCACTAGAAGAATTCCCAGACATATCCCCAGAATCTTGAAGATCGTTCTCAAAATCCACCTGAGCTTTTTGTTGATTTTCCACCGTCTCTTCTTGTTCCTGCTTGCAGAAATTATATAACGCTTCTGCTGCGGATACGGTATCTTCAAACGTTTCACAGTCATGGATTAAATCGATAATCTCCTTTTCAGGAACTGAAAAAGATAGATTAAGGAACGAACCAATCTTGAAATATAGATTAGCCCGATCAGCAAGATTAAGATTATTAATATCTTCACCATCTAACTCAAAGAAATCTTGATCATGCAATTCATTATATCCCTGATAGAAACTTTTGGCAATACCCATATACCTTCGCTTCATTAACTTTTCAATTCGGGCATCCTCTACAACATTAGTGAACTGGTGTGGTATATGCTTTGGAGGATCCTGATCGGGTGTAAAAAGTGCATGACCTACCTCATGACCCACTAACATATCATATACTGCATTACTCGCTTTCTCCCATAAAGGAAGAATTAAAACTCTTGTATGAACATTGAATTGGGCTGTTTCAACTTGTTTATGCTCTACTACGATGTCTTCAGTAGCAAGCAATTTGGCAAGTTGTGACTTGATTTCTTGTTTTACTGGCATCGGTTTCTTTTTGTATGAACCCATAATACGACGAAACCCTGCGGTTTGCAGGGTTCAGTAGACGCTTTATCAAGTGTCTGCGTCTTTCTCTGGCACTACGCAGTGCCTGGGGTTTGAGTTTTCGTTTCGGTGGCTTACCCGAATTGTGTTGCCAGTTTGGAGTAGTCATGGTTCCACTATACTGGAAAATCCTTTAACCTTGTCAAATTTTAAGACACTATCAAATCTGTCCTCCATTCCATTCTTATGAGAAATAACAAATATATTTGCATCGGTTATAACATATTTAATAATTTTAAGAAATTCATCTGTTCCCATCCCATCTAAAGAACTATCAAACACCTCATCCATTATAAGAAGATTAGTATTGACAGAGTTCTTCATTCTAGCAACTTCTCTCCATGTA